TTTTTACCCCGACCGCTTCATACATTTGTCTATACGCTTGGTATAAATCATGCATTTGAGGATTCGATTGCGCTAATTGTAATTCCATTTGCGCCATAGAAATTCTTTGAGTTTGTGAAAAGATGTTAGGATCAGCTACTGGAAGTATATCTACTTTTTCATCAAAGTCTGTTACCTTAACTTGTCTTGTAGCACCTGGAACATCATAAGGATATTCTGGTGGTAGATAAGTTTTAAATACTTCTGCTAATAATTTAAATTCTGATTTTAAACCAACGTATAATCTTTTGTGAATAGCTGACATAACACGCGATCCACGTTCCAATAACGCAACTGTAGTACCCACGGCTGCTTGTTGATTCATATCTCCCACTTGTGCATCAGCAATGCTCGCGAATCGCTGGCCCGCTGAAACTACTACTCCCATTAATTGAAGTAACGTTTGGTCTGGTCCTTTAAATGGTAATTGCATAAACTGATCACGTATATTGCCTCCCGGAGCGTCGACATCTCTGAACTCACCCGGTTGTAAGGGTTGTGCATCATCTCTAATTCTAATTCCTCTAGTTTTAAAACCAGCAGGTAAGTTAGCTAAAGTTCCGGCATCAAGAAGTTGTCTTAGTGCTGCAGTTGCAGTTCTAGTTAGACCACCAATCATGTGAATTAAACCAAAGCCATAAAAACCTGTGCCTGGTAAAAATTTAAACTGTACAAAGTATTTTATTTTCTTTAATAGCGGATCGTCTTGATTGTAATTTCTTCTAATAGATAAAATTTCATTAGTAGCTTCTAAGATAGTTACGATGTAAGGAAGTTTAATTCCTGTAACTTCACCATCTTCACCCATGTTTTCAAATCCTTCTAAATCTAAATCAACGTGCATTTCTAAAAGAGTAAATTGATCTTGATTACCATCTTTACTAATACCTTCTAATTTTAACTCAGCATCTTTAACTTGGTTTTCTGTAACAGGTGGCTCACCAATTTCTATGTCTTTGTAAAAACCAGAAACTTGTTGTTTTCTAATTTCATTTTCTGACATTCTAAGAACATGAACAATTGCTTCTGCATCTTCTAGTGAACTTGCAGAATAAGGAACAATTAAATCATCTGCAGGTACAAATTTAGATACTGCTCTTCCAAGTAAGTCATCATAATAAATTTTCTTAAATGTTGATCCTGATAGTGGTAAATAAAAAAGCATCTGATCAAATTCAGGTTCATACTCTGGCATTTGATCCATGATTTGATAATTCATAAAATCTTTTACTCTATGTGCTTGATCTTGTTTTTCATTAGAGATGTCACCTAAAATTTGTGTCCTAACAGGACCATCGGCTGGTAATAATTCTTTGTAAGCTTGAGCTTGAAATTGTGTAACTGCTTCTGCTAGTACCGGGTGATTAACACCTGAAGCATTCTTAAAAGGTTCTGTTCTTTGCTCGTATTTAAATCCAAGTAAACTTAAACCGTCTCTGTAACTGTCTTCCCATTCACTACGAGATTGTTTGTAGTCTGTGTATTGATCAAAAAGAGTTGTACCTAACTCAGACAAATATTGTTCGTCCATTATCTCAGCTAAGTTTGAAAAATGATCGTCTGACTCTAATGCTCCGGCTGCGTTTGGATCAAAATTTATTTCTGCTCCACCATCTTCGTCCATTGTAACTTCAACATCTTCAGAAGATGTTTCTAGTTCTTCATTTGGAACTTGAATCTCTTGTTCTACAAAAGCTTCATCAGTTACTGTTTCGTTGGGTAATGTATCGTCTATTTCAGCCATATCTCTTTCCTGTTAATTAGTTCACACCTCGGAGTCAAACGATTGTATACCAAGAAAAGGCTCTAATGTAAAGCTCTGCTTAAGCTTGTTTCTATTTGCTACTCTTTTAGCTTCTTCGTCTGCTCTTTCTTGAGCTACTCGTTCGTTTACCATTTCTGTATTTACAGATTGTAGTCCTTCTCGATAAGGTTGGGAAAAATCTGTATCTAACAAAGTTTTATCTTGTGAAATTCTTTCATCTGTAACAGCTTGTCTTTCCAGAGAGTTCATTTTTAATAAATCTTGAGCATCACCTACAACAGAATTTAACATTAAAGGACTTGATAAAATTTCAGCCATTGTTTTACCTTCGTCATACATTTGTTTCATAAAATATGCTTCTAGTGGCAATGCTGCAACACCTAAAACTTTTCCAACAGATTTAGCGGCAGCTTTAATAGCACCTTTAGACATTTTTGGTGCTTCTGCTAATTGAGCTGGAAATGAACCAAGGGATATTGCTCTTGCTTTAATATCTGGTTGTAAATTTATTTTTGCTTTGTTTAAAAGCTCTATTAAAGGTTTAGCAGTACCTCTAGGTTGTTTTCCAATTTGTGCAACAATATCTGGTCCTAAAGATTTATAGTATTTATTAATTGCGGCTTTCTTTTTAGAATAAGTATCTGCTTTTCCAAAATCTGTAGTAAAACTTTTTCTTGAATATGCTTCATTTAAATTTTGATTCCCAAAAGTCATATGAACTTTAAATGGATTTTTATTAAAACCTTCTATGTGTTGAATATTAAAAACACTTTTTCTCTGCCCTGGTTTTATTTTATATAGTTTATTTAATTCACTCGTTATTCCTTCTTTATTTAAAAAAACTCTTTGTTCATATGTATTTTTAAAATTTTTAAATTCCTGTTCTCCAATTGTTTTTTCTATATCTTTAAATAAAGTATCATATGTAAACTTGTTACCATTTTTATCTATTAGAACAATTTTTTTCATGTCCGCTGTATTATATTTTTTTTTTGCTTTTACAGGAGTTTCAAATTTAAAATATGGATCTCTATTTGCTGTTTCATAAGACCTACTAACTAAGTCTTTCCATGCCATGGATTTTGCATCTCTTCTATTAACTGTAAATTTAGCTGTGTCTCCTCTTATTTTCTGATTACGTTTTCTTGCGGGTTCTAGAATTTTTTCTTCATATTCTAGCGGACTCATAGCTTTTGTTTTTGCTAAATTTCTTTCTGCTCTCATTTTAAGAAAATCAGGATCGTTAGCTTTTTTTAATTCAAACGCATAACGATTTTTTAATTTTGTAGGATTATCTTTTAACTTTAAATAGTCTTTTTCTCCTATAACAGATTTGTACTTTTCAGGAGTTAAAGTTCTATCTTGTATGGATCCTTTAATTACAAAGTTTAATGGAAATTTTCCTTTTGATTTAGCTATGTTATATCTCCTATCAACATTAACATTAGTAAATTTATCTGCTTGTTTAGGATCCGGATAATACTTTGTTTGAGTATTTAAATACTCAGCAAACTCTTTATGATTTAAATTTTTCTTTTGAAGTCTTAACTTTACAAATGTTTCTTCTGTTAAATTTGTTTTATTTGTTAGAATGTTCTCAAAGAGTCCGGCCATTATCTACCTCGTAGACTTACAATGCCACCTTTAAAATAATTTACTCTTCCGCCGTTCGCGTACCCTTGTTTCATAGCTTCTTTGACTGCTTCGCCAAATTCATAGCCATCATCCATAAGTTCTTTTACTTTTCCACTAAATGCTTTTTCTCCGGAACCGTTAGTTGATCCGCCTTCGTTGTATCCTACTCTTCTATTAGTGCCATCAATATAACCACCATCTTTTTCTCCGCCACCCCAATCTGAAGCTTCTCCTTGTCCAGAATAACTTCCATCCGAACTTGAATAAGAATCTTGAGTAGCTTGGCTAGCTGCACCTTGACCATAGTCTCTACCTTGTGAAGCATATTGCTGTCGAATTCGTTCAATTGTTGCTGCTTGTTTTGCTGCCGCTGCTTCTTCTTGTCTTACTCTTTCTTTTTCTTTTTCAATTGCTAAGTTACCTGTTTTTGTAAAATTAACTTTATCACCTATAAATTTTTTTGTTTTCTTAAACATTTCCGTAGGTCCATCATATTTTCCTCTAATAGATCCAGGAACATAACCACCAACGGTTTTTGGACTAAGACCAAGAAGCTGCATTCCTACTCCTAAAAAACCAGGAGTTTTTCCTTTATTAGAAAAAGCTGGTTGTAAATTTTTTCCAAATTTATCTTGATATGCTCCAGTATTAACATTTTTATATCCTGTGATATTAGTATCAATAAAATCTCCATACTCTTCATCATATGTTTGTACATTAAAATCTTTAGCAGTATTTTTATCTAGGTTTCCAAAAATACCAAAATCTCCTTGTGGACCATCACCGCCTTGATTTTGATATTGATTTATGTTTGCGTTTATAATTCCTTGACCAGAATTTGGTGTAGGTGTTGGATCTGGTGTTGGAGTTGTCGGTGTAGAACTTCCAAACAAATCTAAATATTGTTGTAAAGTGTACTGACCCTGTAAAGTTGGGTTTTGATTATATACGCTAGTTAAATTGTTTACATCCATCTTAATAATATTCCATTACTCGGCCAGGAATGCTTTCCTCTTTTTCATCTTCCGGGTGAGTTATAAAACCTCCCTGTCTGAAACGCATTACTGC